GTTTCATTCTATCTGACAGGAGGTTTATGACACCAGAAGGTAACCTAGTTCAATATAAAACTGGTCAACCAATGGGTTCATATTCCTCATGAGCTGCCTTTACCCTAAGTCACCACTTAGTTTTACACTGGTGTGCAAAACTGAATGGTATAGATGATTTCAAAGATTATATTATCTTAGGTGACGATATCGTTATTAAAAACGATTCAGTCGCCAAGACATATAAAAAATGAATGAATCACTTAGGTGTTGAACTATCTGAATCAAAAACGCATGCATCACTTGATACATACGAATTTGCTAAAAGATGGTTCAGTAAAGGGAAAGAAATCACGGGATTACCAATGAACGGAATTGTAGAAAATATTAACAATCCATTCATAGTAATGGTGAATCTTTATGACTTTTTCAAAGTTAAAAAGAATTACCTAGGTTCTACCAAGAATCTTCCTATGATATGTTCTTCTCTTTACAAAGGTTTAAGCCTTAAGTTGTCAAAGAAATTTAACAACTCTAGGTTTAAAATGAAGATCTATACTTTCCATAAATCACTTGATTATTCATTTGGATATTCGACATATGATTCTTTAAGAGAATTGCTATGTTTAAATATCAAAAATGAACAATTTATGATTCCTTGTGAACAATTAATTCATCAAACGTATGATGATGTCGTTTGTCAAGGTATGGGAAGTTCCATCAAAAATAGTATGAATTCCCTTGATCAATTAGCCCAAAAGGTTATAGACGGTAAAAGTGTCTATAATATTGAGGATCCTAATGAATTAAGGAATTTTCCTATTTTTAAAGGAATAGTTAATTATATTAATAGGTACAAAGAATCTGTAAGTAAATGAGATGTAAACCATCTCAATTATAGACAGAAATCTAAGGAACTATTAATGCTAAATGTTGACAATGTATTTGGTAAGGAGAGAAATAAGACTCTCGAATTACTAAATACAGGTAAAATATTTAGCTTGGGATTTAAAAAAAATAAATTCTATAGATGAAATTATGTATGGTTCTTCAATAGGAGAATCAGACTATAGTTTCAATATGGATTTATTTTCTTTAATCTCAAATAATTATTCTATTAGTCTAAACAAATTGAAACAATTGGACGAAGGTACATATAAAGAGGAGGTAAAACAAACACCTCAATCTGCATATGATGCCTACGCTAATTTCTTCAATTAGTAAGATAATAGACATAGATCCTTCATAAGAGAAGGAGGGTATATTCCGTGAAAAGAATATACGGTTGGCCATATCAGTCAACC